AGTAATGGTGTAGTCAATCGGCAACGTGCCAGTAACAGCACCACTCATTGCTAACTGTGTTATTGGAACCCCCACCTGCCATAACGGTGGTGCCACAACGCTCCATACCGGGGCTACGGCAGAAGACAAGACGGTAACTGTAAATATCGCTGAATCAGCAAAGCCCTTGGAGTTGGTAGCACGAACCGTCAGGTTGGGATAATCCGCAACCAGATCAGTAACTGTTCCAGTGATGATGCCTGTACCTGAATCAATAACAGCATCGGTAGGCCAAGTGCCCTCTAAAGAGAAGAACAGGTTTGTCCCCGTGTATAAATTGAACATTTGAATTGGGTTAAGTGCTTCACCCTGAGTTACAAACTGCTGGTCAATGTTCGGGCCGATATAAACCGGAGCCACGTTGGTGTCGATGTGGGCCTGAGTAAATTCAGATTGTCTTTCGGCTGATTCAACCAGTAATTCAACTGATACGTTGTCAATCTGGCCTGCGAAATCATTAAGTCCAGAATTCTGAAATGCAATCAGTTGATTAGCTGAATCAGCGACTATATCAATTACGTGGGTGCCGATTGAATGAACGGTTGCGGATACAAGATTGCTCCCAAGATATATTTTAAGACCTGTAGATCCGCTAAATACTGAACCAGCAAGCACATCGAAGCTAACCCGATAGAGTTCACCATCGGTCAAGACTATTGTCTGTGTCAGGTTGCTTCCGGCCCCTCCACCACATACAGCGGCCCCTCCACTGATGCTCCAATTACCACCCTTTGTCCAGTCCGTATCGGTAGCAAAATCACCATTGGTAACCAACTCGGAACCGACATCGGTCGATGCGACAACCTTCAACTCGAAGGTTTCGTCAACCGCAGATCCACCCGTGGCTATTGTCGGAGTTCGGACCGTGACTACTGCCGTACCTTGCCCTGCGGTAATCTCTGCATCGCCAGATTCAATAGTCCAGACCCATGAAGTAATTGGGTTGGTGAAACCACTATCGACGGCAGTGTAATCGCACGAAGCTACACAGTCATCTGTAGTCGGTGGCTCGAACTCGCAGAAACATCCAGAGCCTGCTTCAATCCGAACGGATGGTCCGTAAACCCCACCGCCGATACTCCAGAACCAAATAGCCAACTCATTCCAATCGTCTGTGTCCAGGCCACTTAGTACCTTCCAGGACTGGATCTGCTTCTCACCAAGTGTGCCATCCGTATAGCCCAGGGTGTTGAGCAAGGTGTGCCACTGTTCGCCGAGGGTTATGCCTGATGTGATCCCGGTCTGCAGGGACAGCCATTCATACTCGAGACCACCCAGGGCGCCGGTATGACCGAGTTGGTCAACCAGTGATTGGTATTTATATCCGTTGAGTGTGTTGCTCATGGCAGTTGGGGGTTTCCACTATCTGCTGTTGATCGATTGTATCATGGATTGATTGCTTCCCAGTCGAAAGCGGTTTGAATGGCTGTCCCACCAGAAAGATTCCACAGCAACAATTTATCTGCCGTACCCAGTTCGGTGGCAATAAAGGTGATCACATCACCCACATCGAAATGAGCATAAATCCGTGCGGTCGGCTGGTTAATCGGTGCAGCTTGGCCCCCGCTGAACTCCACGCCTGCCGCAATTCCTGCTTCAACGCTGTTGACTTCAATGTGGATGATAGCGGTGTTATTGCTGGAGACAATATCAACACCGAAGACAGCAACCAGATCATAAAATCCGGGTGAGTTGATAGTAATCGCGTTGGCTGCAATGGTGGGCGGATTGTTGCCGCTTGTACCTTCATCGACAATCGGCACAGTGCCATTGTTAATCGTCCAGTTTGGGTCTACGCCAATACCAAACGACAGCACATTCGGGTCCAGCTGCAGGAACGCGACAATTAAGTCGATGCGTCTGTTCAGGCCATCCAGCAGGCGCGATATGTTCTGCCGCATATCATGCTCGTTGCCACGCGGGATGAAGAAGTCTTCGATTGCCATCAGAACAATCTCGGGATCTGTACCCCTACCGCCTCACCACCGCCACCAGTGTAGTTGTATATGAACTGGGCCTGTATCCCATATATCTTTACGGTAAGCTGACCGTTGGCGATAAAGAGTGTGTCGTAGCTGAGTTGGAAGTCTGTCGTCCCGTCAGCAAAGTCCTCAGCGTCTTGCTGGGTCATACCCAGTTCAGCCAGTGTCCCGCCGAGATCAATGTACTGCGTGATTGCGTCATCGGTTGATGGGCGGAATGTAACCCGGTCAAGGTCGGCGTTGCCGAGTTTGATCCGGTCCATATAAACCGTTCCAGTGGCACCGTTCCATCTGTTCTGTACCAGCACCTCGATATTGATTCCCAGTATCTCTACCCCGGCGAAGAACGGTACACCGCCCGGTATATCGGACACTGAAAGTGGTGTCCTGACCGATAGTGAGTGCTGCAGGGAGGAAGAGGCAAACTGGTTGTCCGTACTGCCAGCAGAAGCAAGGCAGTTACCCAGATTCGTCCACGCAAGACCAATCCCAGCAGGTATATCAGCCGAGGTGGTGAAGTAGTCGAATGCTGTCTGGAAGGACATTAGGGAGCAGAACTCCAGACGTAAGTCTCTAAGTACACATCACCAGCCTGACGGAGGATCATCCACGAGAGGACATATCTCACATCAAGGGTCGCCGAGGGTGAACCGATAATGTCTTGCGGTGCCACCCCGACCAGTATCGGTGTACTGAAATCAGTACCGTTCTGGATCACTACCATGCCCTCAGTCCAGTACTCTTCGCCCAGATCATCATCAATTCCGGTCGGTTTCGTGATCGTTATGTTCAATGTACCGGCAACGTCATTGTCGAGGAAGAACCGGCAAGTACTCTCGGCATCGAGGGTGACGTTAGTCGCACCCTGCACCACCTCTGTCGAGTGCCGAATCGAACCGTCATTCTTGAACTCCGTGTGGAAGTTCATGTTGACAGTGAAGTTCGGGTTCACCCGGATCAGTTCGAGTATGCTGCCATCCCATGTCATGCCGGTGATGGCGTTATCCGGGCTGGAGGTCTCAATCGCCGCGATATCATCGGTGTTGGTCTGCACCAGATCGGCCAGAGCGTTCTGCTGCGCCATGTTGACAGAATCAGTGTCATCCACGCCGGGGATGAGGTTAATCACCTTGAATCCGTTGATGTCGATGTTCGCCAACATCTTGTTATAGCCGCCAGTGTGTAGCGTTGCGCTTATGGAGTCAGCGAGATCCTGATCGTGGATGTCGTGCCGGGTGGCGATGATCTTAATGCCAGCCTGCTGATCTTCTGACCAGACGGTAGGCCCGGTGAAATCAGGGTTTGTCCTTATGACCTTACCTTGTACGTTATTCCACGGCATTGCGCTCTCCTATTGTGCCCCAGCCATATTGAACCTGATTCCGGTGGATCTCCATTGTACCCCTTCATTGACCTTGGCGAAGCGAACAAGTACCGCTACAGCATAGCCATAGGCCGATACATTCTGCCATCCCTTGGTCGTGAACGGAACGTCCTGTGCCGACCATGCATCCTCGTCCCAGAATGAGCCGAGCGGTGCCGGTGGTAATGCAGGCCAAAACGGACCGGCATCATCCGGTTCGGTGGTGTTGGTCGACCACACACCTGTCGTTGTACCCACAGGGAGATCAATCTGTGGCAGATCCGGTACGTCAAAATCTGCCCATCCGCTGATGTTGATGTCACCGGGTCGTGAGTGTGTGGATATGATCTGTGCCGCCGTCAGGTGCTTATTGATGCCCGGATCATCCATGTAATTGAATGCGTACAGGGCGGTAAACTCGATGGGGTTGCTGTCATCTGAGGTGCCCTCCAGCAGGGCAAGCACGGTCCCGTCATCCGCCCCACCGAAGAGACGCTCATCGTGCACGGTCAAGCAATTTACGTTCAGATCCCTGAACCGGCACCACTTCTGGGTCACCGTGTTCATCACATGCTGCTCGAAGGTCTGGCTCGACAGCGGGACGTTGAATATGAACAGGCCGACACGCGGGAATAACTCACAGTCCCACCCATACAACTCTGATCTCGACTCCGTCCTGCGGGTGACCGCTGCGTGGATGAGGCGGCTGAAGGCTGGAACATCGGATGTACGGCCCTCCTGAATGATGCTGGAGAGTGAGATGTACCCGTCCTTGGTCATGATGATCGCGTCTGCACCGTAGTTGCTGCTGCCACGCACAGAGAGCGGCTCACCCGTGATGTACCGCCCGACGATCTCGAAATAACCCTCAGTATCCGGGTCATCGCCCTGATAGACGATAATCTCACCAGTCGAGAAGATGAAGACGAGGAAGTCATCGTTGCCGGTCCCTGCGTCCCGCTGGGTCCATGAGACCATCGATACCAGCTTGCCACCCCGTTGGGTGACACCACCGAGATCAAACTTCCTGAACTCACCCTGATAGGCACCTGCCTGTGTGTACCAGAAGGCATTGTCTTCATCCCGCCAGTAGTAAACCCTTCCTTTGAAGGTCAGGCACCCGATGAAGTCTGCCGTAAAGTCCTGCGGAATTGAATCCCAGAATGCAGATCCGCCAGATGGTGTTTCGTTCAGACTGTCCTGTGATGCAACCCATGAGGTGCCGAACGGGTGTTGTACCTCATCCCCGGTGACATAGTCGGTGCCTGCGTCCCACAGAGCGGGCAGTGTTCCTGTTGTAACGATGTCGGTAATGGTCGTGCCGTCATAGACAATCGCATCGTCTATCCCGTTGCACAGTATGATCACCCCATCCTCTGTTGCCTTCCTGAAATTCGTGTACTGCCAGCGGTCAGACTGGTAGGTGCCTATCGGTGCGAGTTCATCAATCGTCTGAGACGCTGCCTCTGGGGGAGAGTCATTAATCTCCCAGATACCGCCAGCTGATGCCGCGATCAGCTTCGAGAGGTCGGCGGCTCTGAGAGAAGCGACTGTCTCCACCGGGAGTCCAGTACCTAAGTCTGCAAATACAACGTAACCGCCACGGGTGTCCACGCTACCGGCACCGGGGATCAGATTATCGAGGATGATCGCCGCACTGGGCGGCATATTGTCCAGCGAGTGAAATGCATCCCACCCTTCGATGGGGGCATCCAGCGATACGGTACGTGACGGATCAGCCACTGTTACGGCCTATACAAAGGATAATAGGGTGCACGATTGAGCCAGCTGCCCGGCTTTTCAGCACCACCGATAATCCTGCCACCCACATCCCGACCGACCGCTTCACGGGTCTTGGCGATGTAGTTCTGGTAGTGCTCCTGATACTGAGGCATCAGTTTGGTCTGCATCCAGTGGGCCTGTACCCCCAGCATCAGGATGTAGTCATCGAGGATGAACAGATCCGTGTCGGTGGTGAACTTGGGTTTCGGCGCATCCACAGAATCAGTGACCGGGGTGTTGCTGATGTAGTTGAACACAAACGACTCGCCGATCTCAGGGTCATGCACCTCAAGCTGGTCACCCACAATCCTGACACGATAGGTGCCTCCATCGGAGTAGGCCGAATGCTTGTACATGTACCACCGTGCCTGTGGGACGGGGAACTCGACCGGGCGGTTGCCTTCGCTCTGCCACGCCGAATCTGGGATCATGTTCTGGAAGTCAGGGGGGAGGTCGTACAACGTCAACGGAATGATGCCCTTTCCGCTGCCCGCGTTCATATTGACCGTGTGTTCCTTGATCATCGTCGACCAGTTGTAGAAGTTCATGATCTCGTAAGCCACCCGGTTGGCTATTGACACCATCTGGATGTCATCCGGGTCAGCGGAGTTGGTGAACGACGAGCGTTGCAGGAACCCCGACTGACTGAGTACGTCATTCAGGATGGTTTTGATGGACTCAGGCATGTTACCTCCTTATTTGGAAGTCGTATTGAAAGCTGTCGATCAATCGACTTTGACTATGGTCGATGCGTCCACCTTCTTGTATCCCTTCGGCAGCTTGGTCATCTTCGATGCCGGGACGGGCTTGAATGCTGGGTTGTCTGATACCAACTGGGTCGACGGATCGATCTGCCTGAGGCATACGGTTGGTTTCTTCGCCTTCTTGCTTGCTTTCTTCTTCGCCATTGGATTGCTCCTGTAGCACAGTGTTGATCGCAATGGCTGAGTGCCTTGCGTATTCAAGGTGAGGCGGAACGATCTGTGAGTCCGCCAAGCGTGGGATGGTGGTCAATCCCATGTCTCGTAATTCTTGCAAGTGAGCAATGTCGAGGTTCGGGATGATCTCCACCCCCGGCACCTGATCGCCCTGCTTGTTGTTCAGGAAGTACTCATACTCCTCTGGATAATTCCTGATGTCTTCCGGTTGTGCCTTATACGCCGTCCAGTCCGTTACCCCCGGTTGGGTAACCTTGATGAAGACTGCTTTCCTGTATATGCGGTGACCAGCCTTTGTCGATGCGACATGGTCAAGCGTGGCCTGCTCGTAAAACATGACATTGGGGTTCTGCGGCCTACCCTCCACCATCTCTTCAAGCTGTCTCTGTGATAAGTCTGCCATATACCCTCTCTCGGTGAGGTGGGGGCGACCCGAAGGCCACCCCCGGTTTGGAACTTACGTTCCGGTGTTACCGATCACGCCCTGCAAGAATCTTGCATTGGTGGTCATGTTACCCATCGTCCAGTTCGGGATCACATCGTAATCCGCGTTCTCGACCTTACGGGCCTTTTCAGTGGTGAACCATCTCTCCGGTGCTTTGCGGAAGCACAGGTACTTCGTGTTCAGGAAGTACATCCGGCCCTCAAGAGGGTTCGGAAGATCGGTGGCGCACTGAGCGTCATAGACCACTGGCTTACCGAGAAACTGTAATGTTCTGAAACCAGCATCAGCCAGCTTCGGAGACATGTGCCGGGCGTTCTCCTGCAGGAGTTCCCAGTATGCCGTGAAGAACACATTGTCAGCCATGATAAGGTTGGTCTGATCAGATCCGCGTGTGCAAGCCAACTGCATCGCATTCATGCGACTCAGAAGTTCTGAAGGAACGATATCAGCAGCAAGAACATCGGCGTTGTTGCGCCACCATGTCTCTGCACCGCCGTCGATCCCGCCGACCGTACCCGTTGCGGGGGCATCAGCCACCAGCAGGCGTAGTACGCCAAACTCCTTT